TTGGTGTTAATGAGAGTTCTCTCTACGAATGGAAGGAAAAATATTCTAATTTTTCCAAGTCTTTAGATAAAATAAAGAAAGAACAAAAGAAAAGACTGCTCAACAAAGGTCTTTCTGGTACATATAATTCAACTATTGCAAAGCTCATACTTTCAGCAAATCATGGAATGAATGAGAAGACAGAAACAGACATCACAACAGACGGAGAAAAAATAAACACATCTGTTAATATTCAACTAGATAAAGTATATGGAAAACCAAGACCTAGCGATGGAAAAACTGATTCAAACGGCTCATAGTGTCGGAGTTCCTCGGGATCAATTAGAAAAGTTTTTAAGCGGTAAATATATTGCTTTTCCTTGGCAACTAAAATTTCATGCGATAGCACGCTCTTGCGACGTTGAAGGAGGGCCAACAAAAATTGGAGCAGGTGGAGCTCGAGGCCCTGGAAAAAGTCACGCAGTTTTTGCTCAAGTTTGTTTGGATGATTGCCAACGCATGCCGAATCTTAAGGCTCTATTTTTAAGACAAACAGGACGGGCAGCTCAAGAGTCTTTTAATGATTTAATTTTTAAGGTTCTGCTCGGTAAAATAAAATATAAATACAATGCATCGACGGGTACACTTTTGTTTGATAATGGCTCTCGGATGCTTCTCGGTGGTTTTCGTAATGAAAAGGACATAGACAATTATGTCGGTATTGAATATGACTTGATGGCGGTTGAGGAGATAAACCAGCTTACTAAAGGCAAGGTCAATAAGCTTCTTGGTTCACTGCGTACGAGTAAAGACGGTTGGAGGCCTAGGTTATACGCTTCTTTTAATCCTGGAGGAATTGGTCATAGTTTTGTACGTGAAACTTTTGTGTTGCCTTATCAAGAGGACAGAGAAACAAACACACGTTTCATACCTTCGACATACCTCGACAATCCGACACTTAATATTGAGTATATTGATTACCTTGAAGGGCTAGACGGTCAACTTGGGAAAGCCTGGAGGGAAGGGAATTTTGACATGTTTGAAGGTCAATTCTTTTCGGAGTGGGATGTTAAGAGACATGTTGTTGATCCTTTTAAAATTCCTGATACTTGGCGGAGGTTTGGAGCATACGATCACGGAAGAGCAAAACCAGCTTGTTTTCAATGGTATGCACTTGACTACGATGGAAATGTCTGGTGTTACAGAGAGCTATATATAAATAAAGAAGATGGATCCGCAAGGTGGGAAGCGGAAGACATAGCAAAAGAAGTTGCGAAGATAACAGATGAGGCGGGTGAGTATCTTGAGTATGTTGTGGCGGATGCTGCTATTTTTAGTCAACACGGACACGGTGAAACAATTGCGGAAGTAATGCAGAAGAACGGCATGGGGAAAATAGGAACGTGTATTCCTTTATTACTGCCGTCGCATAAAGACAGATTAGCAGGATGGGCTATCATGCACCAACATCTCGCATGGAATGATGAACTTAACAAAATACCTAAACTAAGATTTTTCAAGACTTGTTATGATTCAGTTCGGACAATCCCAGAACTTATACATAGTGTTACACGCCCCGAGGATTTGAACACAGAGCAGGAGGATCACTGTTTTATAGGAGACACTAAGGTTGACACTTTTAATGGTAAGAAGAAAATAAAAGACCTTATCGGTAAAGAGGTTTTTGTTAATACTCTTGATGGGTTTCAAAAATGTCAAAGTGTTCGCAAAACAAGAAAAGTACCTGTATATAAAATTACGTTATCAAATGGTAAAGAAATAGTCTCAACAGGAGATCATAGGTTTTTAACAAGGGATGGATGGAAAGAATTACTTGATATTGACATAGAGGTTGATGTACTGACACAATCAGGTATATGTATAAAGTCATATCTAAAACTATTCAAGAATTTAATGGAGAAGAGAGGTCAAGAAAAAGTATTAAGAAGGCTATTGAGAAAGCTCCAGAGTGGCACAGATCAAAAGAAGGGAGAGCATGGCATTCAAAACACGCAAAAGAAAGTGCTAAGAAATGGGTGTATGTTAAAAAGATTTGTGTTGTTTGTGGTAAAGAATATGAGACACCTAAAGGTTTTGCTGGTAGGTCAAAATATTGCCATCAAAATTGTAATGCTACAGCCCTACGGAGAAGAAGAGGTATACAACCTTACTGTTCCAAAAAATGAGCACTTTACAATAGAAGGAGGCGTTGTTGTTCATAATTGTTCAGACACATGTAGGTATTTCCTCCAAACACTCCGAGACAAAAAAGCAAAACCGCCACAAACTCGAGAGGAGAAGAAAATGGTTGCCTTTCAAAAGAAGCTCGGGCGCATTAGTAATAACAATATAGGTTCAAAGAGGTTTGACGTTTAATGATTAAAATTGTAAAATAATAGTATGAAAATATCTCTAAAAAATGGCTATCTTATGGTCAAGTCAATAGAAAAGGAATTAAAAGCAGAAGCAACAAAGTCAGGAATAATCGTTCCAGCCAATAAAGACATAGAAGACGAACAGTGCGCAAGTGGTGTTGTTATTCAATCTGAAACAGAAGAATACAAAGCTGGTGATGTGATTTTCTTTCATAAAGTTTTACCTGTTGATGTGAACATGAAATATAATGGTGATAAGATGGAAAACTTTTGGTTCATAACACCAAAAGACATTATTTTTAAAACTGAATAAAAATGAAAACAGTTGAATACGAAAAACGCTTTAAGGAACAAGAAAAAACAAAAGGCGTATATAAAAAGAACGAAGAAGAACAGGCAACTTGTGATTTTTTTGATGACAGAAGAGATCAGCTTCAACTTGCACGTAAAAGTACTGGTATCGAAGAAATATGGAAAGCTGCGGATCATGCTTATATTCCTCACACTTTAAATGAAGCAAAAGGAAAAAAGGTTTTTGCCTCGAACGATGAGGACGGATGGAGATCACAACAAGTTACTCTTACTGGTGACGATGACTGGATGGAAGATTCTGTTCCTCCAAATCCATACGTTAAAATACAGACTGCTCTCGGTATTATTGTAGATAACAACCCTGGCGCAGTTTTGAGTCCAGGAGCAAAGAAATACACAGCAAATACTCTACTTATAAAAAATCTTTATGAAAGAACTTGGGAGATGGGAAAATCAAAATCTGCCTGTCTTAAGCCTTTTGTATTCAATTGTGGAAAGTATGGAATAGGGGTTGGAAGAACATTTCCACTTAAAATAGAACACAAATTTCGTAACGGTAAAAAGGTTGTAAAGTTTGATGATGTTTTTCGTGAGAACATAAGCCCTTGGAACGCTTGGTTCGATGATGCTTATGTTGTAGGTAATCCATTGACATGTAATGACAACATGTATTTCAAGGATTATTCTTGGGATAAATTTGAGTCACAGTTCGGACAACTTGAAAACTTTAAACATATTAAACCCAAGAAACAAGTCCTTGATGATAAGACAGGGAAACTAAGAGCACCAAAAGAAGACGAGGGACAGATATCAAAATATCAGGAGCGTGTTTGGTTTTATGAAAATCTTGAAAGAGATTTATTTTTCGTAGTTACTGATAATGATATTCCTTTGGTTATTTCTGCAATACCAAAACGTGACGATAATAAAATGCTTTCACTCTGGACAGCACCTTGGACGTATCGAGATGATAAGAGTATTTACGGTATAGGTATTTATGAAGCAATGAGGAATGACCATAAAATATATTTGAAGTTCAGAAATATGATTGTGGATCAGACCGTGCAATCTGTGTATAAAGAATTTTTCTTTACTGGTACTGACACTCTTGAAAGTAATGGAGTAATGAAAACAAAGCCAGGGCAAGGACGGCAAGTTCTCGACCCTAAAAGTATCACTTGGAATAACATTCCAGGGCCAGGCGTTGATGCTTGGAAAGCTTTAGAGTTTCAGGAGAAAAAGATGGACGAAACAAGTGGAGTAAGTAGAAACTTGTCGGGTGAGATTCTTGGAAAGACAGCTTTTGAAACTTCAACAGCTCGAGAATCAGCACTTAAAAGATTAAAGACCCCACTTGAGAATATTACAGATGCACTCGAGCAAGATGCATATATTACAATTGCAATTATCGAAGACCTTTACAGCCTTCCATATATAAAGCTTGTCGGAGAAGATCGTTTTGTGAGTGAAGAAGAATTGAAGAAATTACAGGTTGAAGCAGTTAAAGACGGAAGAAAGGTTGAATTTGAAGAATCAGAAAGAGAAGTTCCGTTGAATATTGAAAAAGACGAAGATGGAAACATGACAGAGACAGAAGAAGAAAACTTTATTTCTCTTAAGCCTGATGATTTACCTTGGCGTGGAGTTATTAAGATTAAAGGACAAAGTCTTATCGCAGATTCAGAGTTACTTGAAAGAGTTTCAACTACTGAAATGGCGAATCTTTTAACACCTTTGTTTGCTGGTGACTCTGCTATTAATGGGAAGATGGCGAGAGAGATTATTAAATCATATGACAAAGATCCCGTTGAATGGTTACCAGACACTTGGATTCAGCAAGAGGCTCAAGGTCCACAGAAAGAACCTCTGTTCGTACCTATTGGAGCAGAAGGGGCGGAAGGAGAAGAAACAGCACCGATACCAACACCAGCAGGAGGCGGACAGGGTGGAAATGCTTTTGCACAAATTCAAAACTCATTTAAACAAAGATAATGAAACAGAATATTTTATTACAAAGGATAGTTGACTGTAATGAATACAAAGAAGTTCAAAGGGTTGCAGATGACATGATTAAAAATTGGGAAAGTAAAAGTGCAATAAAAGACACAGCCTTTTTAACAGCACGTTCAACAGTAGAAAAAGAAGCGAAGGTTTCTGCACTAAGAACATTTTTACAAGAATTAGATAGATTGGCACATGAATGAAGAAACACCAAAAGAACCATTTAAGGTATTGATTGAAAACATGGCTGGATTTGGAAAGAATGTTGTTTTCGAGATTAATTGGAATGGTTATGCAAGAAGAAAAGGGCTTATAAAAGTCACGATGGGAGACAAGATAGCTGTAATACAGAGAGATCATTTGTTCTCGATTCTGTTTATGCTTGGAAGCGAAGAAGAACAAAATAAACTAATGGACCCATTTGTCAAAAAGACAGTGGTTGAAAAATTTACAAAAATGGTTGGTATTACAACAAGTGAAATAATTCCAAAGGGTGGAATGATGAACGTATTATTAGAGTTTACTTATAATCCAGAGAATAAGAATATTACTATTGGAAAAGGAAGTAATCATGGACTTATGAAAGGGGTACGAAGAACTTAATAGAATAATCTCTCCGCTACACGAGAGCAAAAAATGTAGGAAAAAAAATTATGTCTAAACAAAAAAAGAAAACAGAGGTGAAGAAAGACGAAGTAAAAGAAATTACCTTAGATGAGAAGGTTGAGAAACTTTCTGAAACAGTGAACACACTTGTTGATGGAATGAAAATGATGATGGAAGAAAAAGCAGAAGAAAAGAAAGTTGCAACCTGCGCCGTTGTTCCAGAAGAAACAAAGCCGGAGAAGGATGAAGATAAAACAATAGATGATACATATGTTCCTAAAAAGTTTCGTGAACACTGTGATAACATTTTAGGGAAAGAGTTCGGAATGAAAATTACTGACTTTGAAGATAAGACAGATTTTCTTTGTACTATTGTTGTACCAAACAAGTACAGTTCATTACCTGTAAAAGAACAAGAATTAAATATTCGAGACATACGAAGTAAAATGTTGACTCGAGCAGTAGGAGAACAAGGGGTTCGTGAATGGTGTGAACTTATTCGACAAAATTTGAATATACACTTTAGTAAAGCAGGGATAAAAATCTCCGTTTGAAAAACAAACAGCATAATGAAAACTATTAAAATAAAAACAGGAGATGCTTTTAGTCTTGCTGGTGTATTAAACGGAATCACTGATAAACATTCAACAGAAATTCTTTTTGAAGAAATTGTTCAGTTACAAAATAGCATTGGAACTATACTTAGTAATGTTGAAGGGTTTCAAGATAAACACACTAAAATCTTAGAAAGAAAAGAAAGACTTGTTGATATTCATAATAAGAAAAGTCAAAGATTAAAAGATGATATTCTTATTGATGTTGAGAAGACACAAAAAGTTGAAAAGGACTACAAAGACAACGTTAATAACTTTGCTTTGGACATGAGAAAACACCTGTCTTTAAAAATCGAGGAAGAGGTTGCTCCCGAGTTTAAAACATTGTATAATGAGGAGGGAGAACAAGAAATTGAAATTGAAATCGCAGATGAAAAAATAAAACTTATCGTAACAGTATTTGAGAATTTCGGAAATGAGTTTTATTATAACAAGAAAAAGATGGTTGAAGTATATGCCATACTAAAAGCTGTCTAGTACATTAATAACTTATAGGGTGCGCAATTTACTTAAGGAGCTATTTTAGTTCTTTGGTTTAGAGATTGCACCCCTCGACACCAAAGACCTAAAACAGCCCCTTATAGTGGGTTGTTTTTAATATTCACTCTCCACTCCAAGAGAGCCCTATTTTAAACTGGAGGAAAAAATATGAATAAAATAAAAACAGGAAACGATTTTACTGACGTTGACGAAGTAGAAGAAAAGGAAGAAGAAGAAGAAGAGGGAGAAACCGAAGAGACTGAAGACGTAGCTCCCGACGTTGAAGAGGAAGAAGAGGAAGAAGAGGAAAAAGAAGACCTTAGAAAAAGGGAACTCGAAGGCCTCGAAAATGCGGAAAAGAATCTTGATGGTGATTTAGATGATTTAGACTTGAAGATTCAAGAAACTAAAAAACGAATTGTTGAAAAGAGAAAAGACCGCAGAGAAAAAAAAGGAGTAACACAGACATTTACAAAGATTCCAGAAGATAAAACCGAAGATGATCTTAAAGATATCGACGAAGATTCTGTTAAGGCTATTGAAAGGGTTATAAAAGCAAAAGGATATGTTCAGAAAGGTGATCTCGAAGAAAAGTCTTATAAAGATGCACATAAAAATGCTCAAGATACATTTTACGAGGAACACCCGGAATATACAGCAGAGCACGATGATGATGATTTTCTATATAATGCTCTCACTTCAGAACTTGCTTTATACGCCACACCAAAAGACAAAAAACAAATTGCTATAATTTTTAAGAAAGCTCATGATGCTGTAAAACTTGCAAACCCTTCTAAATTTCAGAAGAAAGTAGCAAAGACAGCAGAAGAAAAAAAGAGAATTAAAACAGCAAGTCTTGACGGAGGAAAATCTGGAAAAAATGTTTCTTTATCAAAACCCAAGAAAGAGAAGTCTGGCTCTTTAACCCCTGAAAAACAAAGACAAATTTTGATTGATGGCGGTTGGACTGATGAAGAAATCGACGAATTAAATAATTAAAAATTATGGAAATTAAAAAAGATGCTGTTAATAAAGGAGCAGTAACAATTCCAATCTCTAGCATCACAGTAGTAAATAAAGATCTTCTTGAACTTGCTGTTGGTGCTGTAACTTGGACATTGGTAACATCTAGTTCAGTTTACTTCACACGTAAAGCAATTGCACAATCTGCTGCAACCACTGCTGATACTGAAGTTCTTGCAATCGAACTTGATGGAAACGAATTAGTTGAAGCTGAATCTGCAAATGATTCTGACGCTACTGATAACGGAGATAGAATGCTTGCTACAGATGCGAACACAGTAAATAACACAGGGACAGACAGTACAAAAGAAACTGTTATCTTCCTACAACGAGGAACCGTCGGAGCTGTCGGTGATAGTCGAATCGTTGGAAATGTATTAGTTGGAAGCGGGGTTAATCCTGATGCAACTACTTAACCACTTAATTAAACTATATTATGTCCATTTTAAATCTTGATGAGGCGGTTGACTTGACTAACTTGGCTATCCAAAAAATCTTCAAGAAAGAATCAAATCTTGAAAAGAAAACATATTACGATAAATATTTTAACGTAGTAAAAGGCGTAACTGATTATTACGAAAAAGATTCTTCAATGACAGGTCTTGGAGAAGCTGCACGTATTACAGAGAATGCAGTTATTACTCAAGAAGTTCCTGTTCAAGGGTTTGACCAGACTTATACTCAAGTTGAGTATGGAAAAATGCTGCCTGTAACTAAACAAATGTGGAGGTTTGGTATCAAAAAAAGAAAGCTTGAGAGTATTGTAAAATCTCTTATAGCTGCTTGTGAACGACATCGAGAACAGCTCTGTGCTGATCGTCTTGATAATGGTTATGCAACAAGTTATACAGTTTCAGATGAATCAGGAAACTATACAGCATCAATTGCCGGGGGTGATGCTGTAGCAGCTTTCTCTGCTTCTCACACACGTGAAGATGGAGGAACAAACATTAATAACATCATTACTGATGGTTCTACCACTAACATGGACTTTGATTATGATGCTCTCAAAGCGATTGCACGTACTGATTCATTGAAACGTGATGGTAAAGGAAACTTGATGGATATTAATTCAAACACTCTTGTCTTTAAAAAAGGAACTGCTAGTTACTTCAGAGCTCGTGAAATTCGTGGAGCGATCAAAGCTGGAGGAAAATCAAGCCTTCCTAATTCTGCAAATAACGATGCAGCTGGTGTTGATGATTTCGATATCCTTGCTCTTCCATACCTTAAAACAAACACAGCGTACTACTTTGCGTTTGATTCAAGTATGGTAAATGATGAGTATGGATTCCAGTACAAAGAATCACAACCTATCATGCTAGAAGGTCCAAACGTTGTATTTAAGACTGGAGAAATTCAGTACAAAGCAACAATGATGTTTGACATTGGGCATAATGATACTCGAGGATGGAACGCATCACAGAATGATAATAGCTAAGTTGAAATAGTCATATGAATGAACAAAAAAATGTCATAGCACTACTTACAGCTTTTGTAACTGTTGTTCTCTCTACAGTAGCTATGGTTGCTATTGTAAATATGAATGATGTTCATATTGCAACTTCTAAAATAGTTGAAACTGTTAATACAAAGACAACAGCGGATCCTGTACGTTTAGGAGCTGCTGGAGACACAAATTTTACAGCTGTTGACGTAACTGAAGGTTATAAAGTTGATGGTGTAACTGTTGTAAATGGTGATGGTAATCTAACAGCAAAAGATTTAACTGTTGCTAAAGCAGTCACTTCTTCAACTTCTGTTTGGACTATTGCAACCACAGATACAGGAACAACATATTTACTTTCTGCCTCTGGTACAACAGCAACATTACCCGCAGTTACAGATGGTGTAACAGTTAGGTTCGTAGTAAATGGAGCTCTTACAACAGACAATTATATAATTGATTCTGCTGAAGGAGATAACATTGAAGGAACTCTTATTGTTGCAGGTGCAGTCGTAGATTGTGATGCTGTAGATCAGATTAATATAGTTGTCGATGGCGAAAATATCGGTGATTATGTCGAATTGATGAGTGACGGGACACAATGGTTAATTGGAGATAGTGGTGTACTCACTGCTACAAAAATGACCTGTACTGATCCTAGTTAGTGTATCTATCTTATCCATCTTTATAGGTGGATAAGGCTAGGGACATTATAAAAATAAATAAAATAAATTATGAATAATCCAGTAGATAGAAAAGGAAGATCAAGAGTAAATCTAACAACGGCGGCAACCAGCGTTGTTATTTCTGCTCCAGCTTCAGGACATATTGAGATTGACCACATTAATCTTTTACCATCAGGAGGGGCAAATACAATCACCTTTGTTGATGGAACAACTGACATAGTAGATTATGCTCTTGATGATAATCAGGCTTTAGCTTTTGATATTCCTGATGTTAATGAATTTTCTCTAGCTAATAAATCAGCTTTCAGCCTTACTTTAAGTGCAGCAACACTTGTAACAGGGTTTGTATTGTACCGAGTAGTAAACGAAGTATAAATATTATGAACATTCCAGGACGTGTACCAATAACAGGAAAAAGAAAACTTAGGCTCAAAGAAATTGAGCTTGAAATTCATGCAAAAAAAGACGAACTGGAAAAAATAAAGAAAGAAGTTGCTGTTCATGAAGAATCTTTTGTTGTACGTAAAAATAAACAGCAAAAAGAACTTGAAGGTATTGAAGGACAGAAAAATAAAACA